GACGAGACGCAAGCGCTCGACATCGGGACGCTGTTCCTGATCTTGCGCACGCTGATTGAGCTTTGGCGCGAGATCGACCGCCGACGCGGCAAGTGACGCGCGAACAGTACCTGCTTCCGCAACGCTGGAAGCCGCTGCGCTATCACCCGAAACAGGCTGCGGCTTTCGTGTCGGGCGCTCGCTTCGTCGTTGTCGAGGCTGGCCGCCGCTCGGGCAAGAGCGAGCTAGCGAAGCGCAAGGGCATCCAGCTCGCGCTCACGCATCACGAGCGCAGCGCGTTTGCTGATGGGCTCTACATCTTCGCCGCTCCGACGCGCGAACAGGTCAAGTCGATTTATTGGAACGACCTCAAACGGCTCGTGCCGAACTGGGCCGTACAGCGCATCGCCGAAACAGACCTTGCCATTCATTTCGTCAACGGCGCGGTCATCCAGTGCGCGGGCATGGACAAGCCGCAGCGCATCGAAGGCAAACCCATCGACTGGCTGGCTGCGGACGAGATGCAGGAGTGGAAGCCGGGCATTTACGACCGCAACATCAGACCTGCGCTTGAGACGCCGGAGCGTCCCGGCGGAGCGTGGTTCTATGGCGTGCCGCGCCCCGGCGCCGAGTTCGAAAAGCTGGTCAAGCTGGCGAAGAGCGGCAAGCCCGACTGGGCCTACTTCACGTGGACGAGCGAAGGCCTGATGACGAGCGACGCCGTCGAGAGCGCGCGCGAGACAATGGACGCGCGCATCTTTGCGCAGGAGTTCCTCGCGCAGCGCGTGTCGTTGCAGGGCCGTGCGTACCACACGTTCGACCGCGAGGTGCACACCGACAGCTCGGTCACGTACAACGCGCAAGCACCGCTGCTCTTCTGCTTCGACTTCAACGTCGAGCCGGGGATCGCGGTCGTGGCGCAGCAGCTCGGCTACCAAGGCAATCGGCCAGAAGTGGCGCAGTACGTCACAGCGTGCATCGGCGAGGTGTGGATCCCCCACGACAGCCGCACCGAGCACGTGGTACGTCGCCTCATCGCCGACTGGAGCGGCCACCAAGGCGACATCCTGTGCTACGGCGACGCGACGGGCGGCTCGCGGCACACGTCGCAAGGTGCCGAGGGCACCGACTGGCAGATCATCCGCTCGATGCTCGCCGACGCCTTCGGCCATCGCGTGCAGGTCTGCCATCACAGGCGCAACCCGCCCGAGCGCGACCGAGTGAACGCGCTGTGCAGCCGCCTTCGGTCGGCTGACGGCAAAGTGCACCTCCTTGTGTCGCCCAGCTGCCCAAACCTGCTCGACGACCTCGACGGCGTGATGCTGCTCGAAGGCGGCAGCGGCGAGATCGACAAGAACCGCGACCGCCGCCGGACGCACATGACCGACGCGCTCGGCTACATGGTTGAGTACGAGCACCCTTTGCGCTTAGTCTCGGTGACGGACTCGGAGATCATCTGATGCACCAGCGCCTCGTCACGTTCGCCCCGTTTGCCCTTGTCCTGCCGCTCGTCGGCTGCTTGGGTGCGCCCAAGAGCGTGACCTAGCTGGACAAGATGTCGCCCGAAGCCTTCTTGAGCTTCAAGGTGCGGACATCCGCGCTCGCTGAGGAGCTGGCAATCGTCGCCATGCGCAGCGAGGCCAAGAGCGAGGACGTGATCCTCGGCTTGAGCGCAACGATGCGGCTGCTCGCTGAAGGCGTGGCGAGTGCGCCGATGGTCGAGCTGATCGCCGAGGATCCGGCCTATCACGGGCTCTTGCGCATCGGCTTGCTGGAGCTGGCCGCGCTGATCCGCGAGAAGGCGGGCGCTGACGAGCACCCGCGCATCCTTGAACTGGTAGGCGACTGGGCCGACGGGCTCGAGCGCGGCATCGAACGCGCAAAGGAGATGCCGAAGTGAGCGCGAACCCCGTCGCCATCCCGTCGCCCGCGTACACCGCGATGGCGGATCGTTGGAAGCTGATCCACGACCTGCGCGGCGGAACGGCGCAGATGCGCAAGCGCTCGCAAGAATGGCTCCCGCGCGAGGAGGCCGAAAGCGAGCTGTCGTATCGCGCTCGCGTGCAGCGCAGCTTCCTCTACGGTGCACTGAACGACACGATCACCAAGCTCAAGAGCAAGCCGTTCTCGCGTGCCGTGGACCTCTCGGCGGTCGAGGAACTTGACGAGATGCTGCGGCTGATCGAGGACGATGCCGACAACGCGCGATGCTCGGTGACGCAGTTTGCCTCGGCGATGTTCGAGGACGCGCTGGTGCACGGCCTGACGCACGTCATGGTGGACTTCGCGGCCACCTCTGGAGCGCAGACGCTTGCCGACGAGCGCTTTATGGCGCTGCACCCGTACTTCGTGCACGTGCGTGCCGACCAGCTGATCGGCTGGCAGTACGAGGTGGACCCGCGCAACAGCAAGCCGATCCTTACTCAGGTCCGCATCCGCACCTCGCGCACGGAAAGCGACGGCGAGTTCGGCCAGCGCGAGGTCGCCTACATCCACGTGTGGTCGATGACCGACGTGCAAGTGTGGCGCGAAACAGAGCCGGAGCAGTTCGCGCTCGTCGAGGTCAAGCCGCACACGTTCGGCAAGATCCCGCTCTACACCGTCTACTTCAAGCAGACGGGCTTCATGACTGCCGACCCGCCGCTTGAGGATTTGGCGTGGCTCAATCTCGAGCACTGGCAGAGCAGCAGCGAGCAGCGCAACGTGCTGCACGTCGCTCGCGTGCCGATCCTGTACGAGCGAGGCGCGGTCACGACGGCTGGACCTGACGGCAAGCCGCGCAACGGCGCTGTGGTGATCTCGACATCGCGTGCGCGGCAGACCTCGCGTGCGCCGTCCGAGGCCGACTTGCAGTGGGTCGAGGTCGGCGGCAAGAGCATTGAGGCGGGCGCGAACGACCTCGCCAAGATCGAAGAGCGAATGCAAGTGCTCGGGATGCAGCCGCTCGTAGAGGCCAGCGCCAAGACCGCGACGGAGATCGGCGCTGGCGAAGCTCGCACGCACAGCTCGATCAAGGCGTGGATCTCTGCTTTGAACGACGGCCTGTACGAGGCCTACTACATGGCCGCGCAGTGGATCGGGCAGGAGCTGCCAGAAGAGTTCCGCGTCGCCGTGTGGGACAAGTTCGAGCTGGAAGCCCGCAGCGACTCGGACATGATGCACCTGCTCCAGATGCGCGCGAGCGGCGACATCTCGCAGAAGCGGCTGCTGATCGAAGCCAAGCGGCGCGGCAAGTTCGGCGAGGACTTCGACGTGGAAGAAGAGCTTGAGGAGTCCAACGAGAGCGAGATGCCCGGAGCGCCGACGCCTGAGCAGCTAGCGCAGCTGGCGCAAGTTCGCGCCGCGCGCACGTCGCAAGCCGAGATCGAGGTCGAAGCCGAAGCCGAGGGCGAGGCTGCCGCACAAGAGACGCGCGAAGAAGCTGCCGAGGAGGCCTCGTAACATGGAAGGCCAGACCGTCACGCTGTCGTGGGAGATGGTGCTCGGCATCGTGACGCCCGTAGTCGGCGCAGGTGTTTGGGTCGCCAAATGGATCGTCGCTCGCAGCGACAAGGACCGCGACGAGCTGCTGCGCCGCATGGATCTTGAACGCGCCGACGCCGCCGAGGACCGTAAGGTGCTCAAGGAGACGATGCACGCGCTCAAGAACGCCGTGCAGATCGCATCCGGCGACGGCGAGCTGGTCGTGCAGCGTCTTGGCGAGCTGACCGCATCGCAACAACGCATCGTCTGGGCGCAGGAACGTATCCTCGCCCTGATCGAAACCAAGAAGCAGGACAAGGAGAGAGCATGACCAAGAAGGCCGGGAGTGAGGCTTTCGACGTGCGGAAGTGGGCCAAGGAAAACAAGGTTCAAAACGCGCGCAAGTGCGCCGTCTGCATGATGCCCAAGGCGGCGCTCGATGCCGTCAAGATGATCGGCGATATGCGCGTGAAGGGCGAGACAGAGGTGTCGCAGCCGATGGTCGCGCAGATGCTGCTTGAGCGCTTCAAGATCGAGCTAAGCGTCGGCAGCTTGCAGCGACACTACCGCAGTTGCGAGATGATCCACTGGGGCACGGCGACGAGGCTGCGCAAGTGAAGGATGTCCGCGACTGGGCAAAGCGTGCTGGTGCTGACGAGCGCGCGATTGCCGAGCTGCGGCGCGTCAACGAGGATCTGCGGCGCAAGCTGCTCGCGCAAGGCGGGCAAGGCGGGCTCATCCTTGAAGCCGTGCAGCAGTCGTTCGATGGCTACGAGCCGCCCGCCATTCCGACGCCCAAGGCTGGCAAGCGCAAGGCCGAGTTCGAAGTCGCGGTCGCGCACCTGAGCGACACCCAGTTCGGCAAGGTCACGCGCACGTACCACAGCGGCATCGCTTTCGCGCGCGTGCAGGAGTTCGCCGACCGCGTGGTCAAGTGCATCGAGCGTCACCGGGAATACGCGACCGTCGAGGAAGTGCACCTGTACCTTGGCGGCGACATGATTGAGGGCGAGCTGATCTTCCCCGGTCAAGCGCACCTCATCGACCAGAGTGTGTTCGATCAGGCCGTGCGCACGTGCCCTGACGCGATTGCTCGCTGCATCCTCACGCTTGCGGCGTGCGTGCAGAAAGTCAAGGTGATCGCGGTTGCGGGCAATCACGGCAGACCCGGATCAAAGCACGCAGGATCGCACCCGCGCACCAACTGGGACCGCGTGTGCTACGAGGTCGCGCGAATGATGCTCGGCAAACAGCCGCGCGTGGAGTGGCACATCGCCGATGACTTCTTCGCGGTCAACAACGTGCTCGGACACAAGCACCTGATCGTGCACGGGCACCAGATCCGAGGCGGCTTTGGCGGCTTCCCGTTTTACGGCGTTGGCAAACGCGCGTGGGGCTGGATCGACGCTATCGAGGAGGAGTGGCATCACCTCTACTTCGGGCACTTCCACACGATGACCACGGGCAACCTGAACGGGCGCTGGTGGTTCGCCAACGGCACGACCGAGAGCGACAACGACTACGCGCGCGAAGAGCTATCGGCGTCGGGCGTGCCCGTGCAGCGCTTGCAGTTCTGGAATCACGAACACGGGCTCGTCGCCGACCGTCCGATCTACTTGCGCACCGGCTTGAAGGCGCGACGTGGCAAGGGTGCCGACGGCGCGTGAGCAGCTGCACGCTATCGAGGCACGGCTCCGTCGTGAGCTGCCGCTCAATCGTCGAGCACGGGTCGTGCACTCGAAGCGGCTCACCTACGAGTACGGCTACTGCCAGCTGGACCGACGCGGCTACCGCATCGTGGTCAACCTTCGCATCGCCGATCCATGGTCGCCGCGCGGGAGACTTTGCACGGTCGGCGAACTCACGGACACGCTCTGCCACGAATGGGCGCACGCGCTGGCATGGCAAAGCGGCTCGACGCGCGAGGACCACGACGCAGCTTGGGGCAAGGCGTACGCGAAGGTCTATCGGCTAGTCTGTGAATCATGAGCCAGCAGGAAGAACGCTTCGACGCCAAGCCCAAGACCGTCAACGACAAGCTCGTCGCGGACTGGCTGAAGCACGCGCACCGGCTCGAGCGCTTGAGCGCAGCCGAGGCCAAGCGCATCGAGGACTTTCTGAAGCGCGACGTGCTGCCCGACCTCATGGGCAAGCTGACTACGCGGCTGGAGCGCATCACGGCACGCGGGTACGACACCGGCGTGGACACGACGCGGCGCTTCAAGGAACTCCGGCAGCAGATCCTTGACGTGGTAGACGAGGGCATCCAGCAGGTAGCCAAGGAGAATGTCAAAGCGCTGGAGGACTTGGCGGTCTACGAGGCCAAGTGGCAGCAGAAGGCGCTGCAAGAGGCGCTGCCCGTCGAGCTGGAACTGGAAACGAAGATGCCCGCGCCCGCCAAGCTCAAGGCGCTAGTGACCGAGCGACCCGTCGCCGGATACGGCATCGAAGAGTGGTTCGACAAGCTGTCGGTCGAAACCACGGATCGCATCGAACGCGAGGTGCGCATCGGGCTTGCCGAGGGCGAGAGCGTGCCCGACATCGCCAAGCGCATCCGAGGCTCGGCAGAGTTGGACGGCACTGATGGCGTGTTCGAGATCACGAACAGGCACGCCAAGGGCATCGCTCGGAACGCCTCGATCCACGTGTCCAACCAAGCGCGGCAAGAGTTCGCCGCCGCTAACTCGGACTTGATCGAGGAGGAGCAGTGGGTCGCTACACTCGACACGCGGACGTGCCCGAAGTGCGGCGTGCTCGACGGCAAGACGTTCCCAGTCGGCGAAGGCCCAATGCCGCCTGCGCATCCGCCGGGGCCGTCTGGCGGTGCGTGCCGCTGCGCTCGCGTCCCGGTCGTGCGTCCGCTATCCGAGATCCTCGGTCGCAAGAAGCGCGGCGAAGGCAAGGTCACGGCGGGCACCCGCGAGTCGATGAACGGCGCTGTCGCCTCGACCACCACCTACGAGGAATGGCTGAAGAGCTTGCCCGCCGCCGACCTCGAGGACGCGCTCGGCAAGACGCGCGCGGAAGCATTCAAGGCTGGCGACCTGAAGCTGTCCAAGATGGTGGACCAGAGCGGGCGGCAGTTGACCTTGCAGCAGCTCGCCGAGCTTGAGCGCATCGACCTTGAATAGCAGGGCCGATCTGTTAGTCATGGAAACGTCGCTGGGTGATCTGGCGACCACGGCGTGACGCCGAATCACAACCCGAAAAACGAATGGCAAAGCCCAAGACTCTCATCACCGAAGCCGAGTTCGCTGCTCTGCCTGAGAGCGTGACGCTCTCTCGCGCCGAACTCTACACCAAGACCGAGGACGGCTACGTCCTCAACGCCGAGCCCGTGAAGGGCTGGGACGTGAAGCCTGTCGAGAAGCTGATGGCGGCTCTCGGCTCTGAGCGCACGACGCGCGCGGAGCTCGAAGCCAAGATCAAGGCGCTCGACGGCCTCGACCCGAAGGCTGCGCGTGAGGCGCTCGCGAAGGTCAAGGAGTGGCAGGACTCGCCGCCCGAAGCGCGCGCGAAGGCCCAAGCCGAGGCGCTGCTCAAGGAAGCCCAGAGCAAGTACCAGCAGGAAACGTCGAAGCTGCGCGGGCAGCTGGAGCGCGAGCTGGTCGAAGCGAAGGCGCGCGAAGCGCTGGCAAAGCACAAGGGCAACGTGGACCTGCTGCTGCCGCACGTGAAGGGGCGCATCAAGGCAGACGTGGAAGCAGACGGCGAGCTTCGCGCGTACGTGGTCGATGCGAACGGCAACAAGGCGCACGTGATGGGCAAGGACGGATCGATGCAGCCGATGTCCATTGAAGCGCTCGTCGAGCAAATGCGCGGGCAAGACTCGTACGCTGCTGCTTTCCAAGGCTCGGGCGCGAGCGGCGCTGGCACGCAGACCGCCCGTGGCGCGGGCGCTTCCAGCCCGTTCACGATCTCGGCGACGCAAGCGCGAAACGATCCGCGCGCGTACCAAGCCGTGCGCGAACGCGCGATCGCGGCTGGGCAGCAAGTCCAGATCACGCAGGACTAGAACACCGACGAGGCCTGTCGCCTCGACGGACAAGCGAGC